ATCGAGCGGTGGGAGCGGACCGGGGAGCCTCCCACCCATTTCCGGCTCCAAGCGGACGTGGCGTGAATTTCAACGGGGAGGACTATGGGGGAGCCTCGGGGATGGCGGGCCCGCGCCCAGCTATCGGTCCCGGCCGGGGCTCCCCCGCCTACACCGCCCGTCCGACCCGAGGGCCGGACCGTGGGCCGTCACACACGTTCCGACGCTCCGGCCGGTCCCGGTCCCCATGGGACCGGGATTGGGACCGGCTCCTCGTCCGGGCCTTGAGCCCGGGCGGGGAGCAAGGCTTGCCCCCGCCTTAACCGGCGGGGGCGGCCCCCACGGTCCGGCCCTCGCCCCGGGTGCCTACTCACCCGGGGCGGGGACCCTTGCGCTCCGGGTTATGCTGCCGGGCCGTGGCCCTCCAACCGTGGACACCGGGTGCCTACGCCACCCAACCAACGAACCGGGTCATTTGGCCCCACGAGCGGAGCCCCTATTGGGGTGGCACGCTCGTTTCCGGCTCCCCGTTCGTGTGGGACGTGGAATCGGCCCTCCGAATCCCGAGCGTGTCCCGGGCCACCGCCCTGTATTCCGGGCTCATCCGCCAATGCGCGATGGACACCTATCGCGGGACCGATCCCCTCCCGCGTCCCCGCCTCTTGGACCGGCCGGACCCGACCCGGAGCCGGGCGTGGTTCGTGGGCGTCAATGTGGAGGACTACTTGTGGCACGGAAACGCCATCGGGCTAGTCACCTCCCGGAACGCGGAGGGATGGCCCGCCACGGTCACGTGGATTCCGGCCGCGTGGGTGGCCGTGGTGGACGCCCCGGGGGAGGGCCCGAGCTATTGGAACGGCGGAACCAAGCTACCCATTGAGGACGTGATTCACATCCGCCGCGGGGCGGATCGGCGGGCCCCCGTCCGGGGCGTCGGGGTCATTGAGCAACACTTGGGGACGTTTGACCGGGTGGGCTTGGAGGAGGAGTACGAACGGTCAAGCCTCGTGGGCTCGGGCGTCCCCTCGGTGGCCATCATCGCCCCCAATCCGGCCCTTTCCCAAGAGGAGGCGGACGCGGGGAAAGTGGCGTGGATGGACAAGTACGCGGGCCCGGTCCGGGAGCCCGCCATCCTGCCGTACGGGACCGTGGTTACCCCGCTTGGGTGGTCGCCCTCGGACTCCCAAATGGTGGAGGCCCGCAAGCTCTCCCTGGTGGACGTGGCCAACGCGTTTAACCTCGATGGCTATTGGCTCGGGGCGGAAATGCGGGGCTTGACCTACCGGAGCCCTGGCCCCCTGTATCTCGGCCTCCTCCGCACGTCCTTGGAGCCCGTCATGGCGGACTTTGAGCAAGGGTGGGCGGACGTGTGGCTCCCCCGCGGTCAAGCCCTCCGGTTTGACCGGCTCCAATTGACCCGGGATGACCTCGGGGCCTCGGCGGACTCCCTGGCCAAGCTCATTGCCCCGCCCCAATCGGCCCCGGACGTGGGCGGGATCATGTCGCCCGTGGAAGCCCGCCTCTATCTCGGGCTCCCCCGCGAAATGGAGGACGCCCCGACCATCACAAGCCCGGTGGCCACCGTGGCCCCAACCCCGCCGGAGCCGACACCACCCGAGGAGGCACCACCGCCCGAGGAGGCACCATGACACCCCAATTGGTCCTGTACGAAACCACCGTGGAAAAGGTCGGCCGGGACGGGCCCTACACCGAGCTTCGGGGCCGGGCCGTCCCGTACGCGGTGTGGACCAATCGCGGGTGGTTTATGGAATCCGTCCGCCACGGGTGTTTTGACAAGTCCTTGGACGAGACGGGGGACGCCCTCCCGCTCCACCTATTCCATGACTCGGACTCGTTCCCCATCGGGGTGTCCACCGCGTGGGAGCGCAAGCGGGACGCCCTGTACGGGACGTGGCGGCTCGATGCCGGGGAGGAGGCCCAACGCGCGGCCGCCCTGGCGGCGGACGGGCTCCTGGGGTACATGAGCGTGGGCCATTCCCCGATCCGCTCGGATTGGGAGTTTGTGGAGCCCGGGGACTGGAATCCCGACCTCGGGCCGGACCACATGGACAAGCTCACCCGGGTGGAGTCCCGCTTGGTGGAGGTGTCCTTGCTCACCGTCCCCGCCTACCCCCAAGCCCAAGTCCTGGCGGTGGCGGCGGCCACCCGGGACCCCGAATTGAGGCGGCGGCGGGATAGCGTCCGGCCGTCCCTCCGGGCGTGGGAGGAGTGGCGGCGGGACCTCACCGCATAGCCCGCTCCGAGCTCGACCCCGCCCCGCACGCATCCCCGCCCGACGCGTGCGGGGCCCATTAGTCCGCCCGTGCTAATTGGGCCTAGTTAGCCGCCCGCAATTGACGGGGCGGGGATGCTAGGCCCCGTCACGTTCGCGCCGGACCTCGCGCCGGGGATCGCGCCGGAGCCATCGAGCCACCACCCGGTCCCCACCCGTGGCCCACCCGGACCCAAACCACGCGTGTCCGAGGTGTCCTCCCGTGAATCCCGTCCTTGAGCGCAAGCGGGCCGAAAAGGCCGACCAAATCGCGTTCGTTGATGAGCTTTTGGCCAAGGTGTCGGCCGATGGTGGCCGGGACCTCGTGGACGCGGAAATCTCCAACCTTGAGTCCGCCCGGGAGCGGATCGGGGAGCTTGATAAGCAAATCGGCCCCCTTGAGGAACACGAAACGCTGCGGGCCGCCCACGAGCGGTCCGCCGGGGCCTACACGGCTCCGCCCACGCCCCGCCCCGACGCCCTGGCGCTCGGCGGCGGCCGCCGGGACGTTCCGTGGTCCACGGCCGGGGCGTACATCGTTGACCACCTCAAGGCCCGCGGCTACATGACCGATAGCCGGACCGGCCAACGCCTCCCGGCGGACCCCGAGGCCATGGCCCGGGTCCAATACGCCCTCCAAAACCAAACCACCACGGACACCCCGGGCCTCCTCCCCCACGCCATCGTGGGCTCGGTGGTTAGCCTCATCGACTCGTCCCGGCCGTTTATCACGTCCATTGGCGGCGGCCGGGCCATGGGCGGTATCCCCGGAAAGACGTTCGGCCGCCCGAAGATCACCCAACACACGACCGTGGGGACGCAAGCCACCGAAAAGGCCGAGCTTCCCTCACAGAAAATGGTCATCGGTGAAATCCCGTTCACCAAGGCCACCTATGGCGGGGCGGTGGACGTGTCCCGGCAGGACATCGATTGGTCCTCGCCCGCCGCGTGGGACATCCTCGTCCGGGACCTTGCGGACGTGTACGCCCTCACCACCGAGGGCGTGGCCGCCAACGGGATGTGGCAAGCCTCCGACGATGTGAACGCCATTACGGCGGTGGCCACCGCCAACACCCTGGCCGCGTGGTCCACCGCCCTGTACGCGGCGGCGGGCTTGGTCTACGCGTCGGCCAAGCGGCTCCCGGATCGCATTTGGTGTTCGGTGGACGTGTGGGGCCTCCTCGGGCCGCTCACGGACTTGTCCGCCAACCCGGGCCAAGCGGGCGATTCCAACCTCGATTCGTTTGCCGGAAACCTTTTCCGCCTCCCGCGGATCGTGGTCCCCAATTGGGGGACGGGCCGGTGCGTGATCGGGGCGTCCGGGGCGTACGAGGTGTATGAGGAAGTCATCGGGCTCCTGTCCGCGGTGGAGCCGAGCTTGCTCGGTGTGGAGGTGGCCTACGGCGGCTACATCGCCCACGCGGCCGTGTACCCCGAGGGCTTGGCCCGGATCACCCCATTTGGCGTGACCCCAACAGCCGAGGAGGAGGCGGACGCCTCCGAGGCCCGGAGCAAGCGATGACCACCGGCCCCGTGTACGAAACGACCGGCCCCAAGCCCGAGACGCCCGAGGACGAGCCCGGGCCGACGCCCGAGCCCGAGCCGACGCCCGAGCCCGGGCCGGAGCCCGAGCCGGGGGAGGAGGCCACCGAGGAGGACGGATGACCCTGGCGGACCTCCGCGCGTGGCTCCAAGTCCCGGTGTCGGTCCTCGATGACCCGCAGCTGCAACAAGTCCTCGACGCGGAAACGATCCTCCAAGCTCGGGCGTGTCGGGTCCCCGATGACGGGACCCTCACGGCCGACCTCACCCAAGCCCTGTACCGCCGCGTCGGCCGGGAGGTGGCCGCCCGGGGCGTCCCGCTCGGGATGCTCGGGGCGGACTCCGAATATGGGCCCGCCCGGCTCACGCGGTGGGATTCCGAAATTGACCGCCTAGAGGGGCCAACCCGGGTGTTGGTGTTCGGATGACCACCCGGGACGAAATCGCCGCCGCCCTCACCTCGGTGGGCCTCAACGGGACCCCGACCAAAACGGGGCCCATTTCCGCCGGGGACGGGTGGCCCCAATGGCGGTCCACGCGGTGGGCCAATACCGTCCCGTTCGGGGTCCGGCTCGGCTCGTGGTACGTCTACGTGGCCCTCCCTGGCGGGGGCGTGGACGTGACCGCGGCGGAGGCGGACCCGCTCGTGGAAACGGTCGGCCAAGCCCTCGTGGACGCGGGTCTACAAATCGAGGTGGTGGAGCCCTACGCAATCCCGGTGGGGGACACCGGCCAAGCGGCCGTCCCGGTCCTCCGCTACAGCGTCAACGATTAGGAGGACGGACCATGCCAGCCAAAACCGTGAAGCTCGGGCCCGGGCTCCTCTCCATCGGGGTCACCGGGACCGAGGTGGACTTTACGTGCCAAGTCACCGCGGCCCATGTGGATTGGTCCGTGGACGAGGGGGATAACACCCCGGTCCTTTGCGGTGAGACGGTCCCCGGGGAGCGGACCTATTCGTCCGCCCTGGTGGGAACGCTATTTCAGGACCTCGGGGCCACCCCCTCCGGGATCGTGGATTACACGTGGGCCCACAAGGGGGAGGAAGTCCCCTTTACGTTCGTTCCCAACACCGCCGCCGCGGTCCAAGTGGCCGGAAACCTCATCCTTGACCCGCTCACCGTGGGCGGGGACGAGGCCGGGGCCAACATGACCTCAGACTTTGAGTGGGCCATCGTCGGTGACCCGGTGTTGGGGCCCGCCACCGCCGCCCTGGCCGGGGCCACCTCGTCCAAGTCCGCCAAGGCGGAGCCCGTGGGGGCGTAGGCGGTGGCCAAACCCTCGGTGACGCTTGAGGGCGGGGACCACCTCCGCCGGGACCTCAAGTCCGCCGCTCGGAAGCTCGATGACCTCTCGGCCGCCCACGAGCGGGCCGGGGCCATCGTGGCGGCCCGAGGCCGAGCCAACGCCCCGCGGCGGTCCGGCTATCTCGCATCCACCGTGGCCGCCTCGGGGACCAAGGACGCCATGGAGGCGTACGCCACCGCGGTGTATGCGGGCGTCCATGAGTACGGGTGGTCGGCCCGCCACATCCGGGCCCAACCATTCCTCCGGCCCGCCATTGAGGACACGGCGGGCCAAACGACCCGGGTCTACACGGCCGAGCTTGACGGGATCGTGGGGAGCATCAAGGGAGATTGACCGTGGGTGACGTTCGTTTGGAAACCCCGTTCGTAACGGTGAGCATGGAGGACGGGCGGGAGCTTTCGGTCCGGGTCCTTAACCCCGATTACCTCCGGTGGGACCGGACCGCGGCCAAGCATGGGTGGCCCTCGATGGCCAAGGCCCCCCATACGTGGCTCACGTTCGTGGCGTGGTCGGCCCTCAAGCGGGAGGGCCAGATTGGCCCGGAGGTGACGTGGGAGGACTTCTCGGAGCGCCTATGCCTCCAAGTGGTCAACGCCCGGCCGGACACCAACGGCCGCCTCCCGTCCGACGAGGCATTGGCGGCGGTGGGGGCCATCGCCCCGGACCTCATGGACTACATGGAGGCGGCGGACGGAGTGGACCCTACCCCGCAGGGTCCCGGGCCCGCCTAATCGTGGAAATCGCCCTGGCCTCCCAAACCGCCCCCGCCGATTGGTGGGAGGAGGATGACGCCACGATTGCCACCGCGGTGGCGGTCCTTGAGGAGCGGGCCGAGCGGATGAGGGGAGGGCGGTAGGCCATGGCCGCCGGGACCGCGGTCCTCGTCCTCAAAATCGTCTCGGACGTGTCCGGGGCCAAGGCCGGACTGGCCGACACGGAGTCCACCGTGGGCCGCATCCAAGGCAAGCTCGGCGCGTTGGTCGGCCCGTCCGCCCTGGCCCTCGGGGCGGTTACCGCGTTTGCCGTGGGGACCTCTAGCGCGGCCTCCGACGTGGAGCAATCCATGGGGGCGGTGGAGTCCGTTTTCAAGGACCACGCGGGGGTCATCAAGTCATGGGCCGCCACGTCGGCCGAGGCCAACGGGCTCACCACGGCGGAGTACGCCCAAATGGCGGCGGTGGTCGGGTCCCAGCTTAAGGGGATGGGGACCTCCATCGACCAATTGGCCCCCAAAACCGACAACCTCATTGACCTTGCCTCGGACTTGGCGGCCACCTATGGCGGGACCACGGCCGACGCGGTGGAGGCGGTTTCCGCCCTCCTCCGGGGTGAGCGGGACCCCATCGAAAAGTACGGGGTGTCCATCAAGCAAGTGGACGTAAACGCGGCCCTCATGGCGGAGGGGATCGTCACGGCCGCACAGAAAACCTCGGCCCTCACCGCGGCCCAAAAGTCCGGGGACGCCTCGGCCATCGCGGCCGCCCAATCGCTCCAAGGGCTCGACGCGGCCGCCTACGCCCAAGCCCAAACGCAAGCCTCCCTGGCCCTCCTCACCTCGAAAACGGCGGACGCCCACGGGGCCTTTGCGCGGGAGTCCGATACCGCCGCCCACGCCCAGCAAGTGGCCAGCGCGTCCGCGGTCAACATGGCCGCCGCCCTCGGGGAATCGCTCCTCCCGGCCGTGGTCCTCATTTCGGACGGGCTCACCGCCCTAACCGGATTCATCACCGAAAACAAGGACGCAACGCTCATCATCGTGGGCGTCATCGGGGCCCTGGCCGCCGCGATCCTGGCGGCCAACATCGCCCTTAAGGCGTTCACCCTCGTCCAAAACGCGGTCAAGGTGGCCACGACCATTTGGACCGCGGCCCAATGGCTCCTCAATGCCGCGTTGGCGGCCAACCCCATTGGCTTGGTGGTCCTGGCCATCCTCGCCCTCGTGGCGGTGTTCGCCCTGGCGTGGGCCAAGTCCGAGACGTTCCGCAACATCGTTACCGGGGTGTTTAACGCGGTCCTGGCCATCGTCAAGTCCGTGGTGGCGTGGATTACCGGGGCGTTCAATTCCTTGGGCCCGATCCTGGCCGCCCCGTTCCAATTCATGCAACGAATCGTTGAGGCGGTGGGCCGCGTGGTGCGGTCGATCATGGACGGAATCAAGCGGGCGATTCAGGGGGTCATGGACTTTATCTCGGCCATCGGCCGCAAGGTCCAAAAGTTTGTGGACGACCTCCCGGACCTCCCCTTTACCAATATGGCCCCGGCCCCGCCCGCCCCGGCCCCGGCCCTCACCCGGGGCCTTGCTCGGGCGGCGGCGGTCCCCACCGGGACGGGCGGAAGCTCGGTGACCCTCGTCCTTGACCGGGAGGTATTCGGCCGCGCCACCATCGGCTCCCTCCGGCGGTTTGACCGCCGCAACGGGCCCTCCCAAGTCCTCCCACGATGGGGGTAGTTACGTACGATCCGCCGCCGGTCCGGCCCCCGGCCCGGCCCCCGGATCGGTCCACCACGCTCCGCCTCCGGTCCCGGTACCTCCTGGCCCGGGACGCCTCGGTGACGGTGGCCCTGTATCTCGGGGAGCCCCCGGTCCTCGTGGACGGGTGCGTGGTGGAGGAAATCACGTGGGGGTGGGCCGCCTCCAACGATTCGGGCGTCCTCACGGTGGCGGACGCGGGCGGCGGATCGATCCGCCTTTATGACCCCGGGCGGCTATTTGACCCGACCAACGAGGAGGGCTTGGCCTCGGCCCAAATCGGCTCCCGGGTCCAATTGGTGGTGGCCGGGGTCCCCGCGTTCACCGGGCGGGTGGATGACTTGGCCCACGACCTCACCGTGGCCACCCTCTCGGTGGTCGATGACGTGTCGGCCCTGGCGTCAATCGCGTTCGTGGAAACGCCCGTACCGGCGGAGGCGGCCTCGGCCCGCGTCGGCCGCATCCTTGACTTGGCCGCGTGGCCGCCCCCCCGCCGGGACGTGGCCGCCGGAGGCGTCCTCCTCCAAGCGGGGACGGTGGCCTCGGACGCGTGGTCCGAGCTTGTGGAGGTGACCCGCAACGAGCTTGGGGCCTTGTGGCTCCGGCCGGATGGCGTCCTGGCGTGGCGGCCTCGGGCGGCCGCGTGGGCCGGGGGGGCGCCCGCCATGGTGTTTGGGTGTCCGCCCTCGGACGCGTACCTCATCGAGCTAGAAACCCGCGGGGACCAATCCAACCTCGTGAACATCCTTACTGCCTCCCGGCGGGGCGGGACGGCCCGGACCGTCACGGACTCCACGTCCCTGGCCAGTTTTGGCCGCCACACCCACGTCCAAAACGACCTTGAGCTAGCGGACGATGCCACCCGGGACTTGTGGCAGGACTTTTACCTCCGCCGCCAAGCCACCCCGGTCCGGGGCGTGGGCGGGTTCGTGTCGCGGCCGGGCTCCGCCGCGATTGCGGAAGCCCTGGCCCTCCCGTTTGGGTCCATCGTCCAAGTGGTGGACTCCGGCCACGGGCCCGACCTCGACCGGCCCGCCCGGTGGATTGGGTCCCGGTGGTCGCTCCGGCCCTCGGTGGTGGAGCTTGTGGCGGTGGTCGGGGAGGACGCCTCCATCCGGGAGGTGGACCGGACCTTGGTGATTGACACCGCCGCCGAGTGGGCGGCCGTCCCCACATTCGGAACGATCATCAACACCGCCGCCCGGGAGCCGGGCTTGGTGGTGGACAAACTGGCCCCGTACCCTGGCGGGCCGCCCTAATGGCCACCCGGACCTTTGCGGCCTCCAAGTCCTCCCTTTTCGGGGTGACCGGCTCCACCGAGCTTGGCGGCGGACAGGACCAACACCTCCCGGTGGGCGGCCCGTGGAACGGCTACACGTTCCGGGCGGCGGTCCAATTCGCGCTTGACTACTCCACGGTTAAGCGGATCACCGGGGCGTCCCTGTACATGAAAACCACGGGCCAAGTCCACGTGGGATTCAACGCGGGCTATTGCCAAGTCGAGCGGGCCACCGCCGCGTGGACCGCCAATGGTGCCTCCTCGTCCTCGGAGGGTGGCTCGGGGTGGTCCACGTCACCCACGGTCTACCCCGGGCCACCCTCCACCTCCACCGGGGCCACGTCCAAGTCCGTGTCCTCCTCGGAGGGCGTGTGGTTCTACATCGACGTTACCGCCATCGTTAAGGCGTGGGCCTCGGCCGCGGTGGAGGGCGGCGGCGGGGCGGCCAATTACGGGGTGGTCCTCCACTACGCGGGCCGGTCGGGCTCCCGGACCGAGTTTTACTCCCACGAGGCCGCGTCGGGGAATCGGCCGTACATCGTCATTTCGTACGAAACGGACACCCCGCCGACCGCCACCGCCACCGGCCCCACGGGGACCCAAACGACCCTCCGGCCGACGATCACCGGGACCGGGACGGACCCCGACGCGGACCCGATCACGAGCTATGACGTGGAGGTGTCGCGGGTGTCCGGCGGGGCCGTGGTCTACTCGGCCAATGGCGTGGGCTCGGGCCCCACCCTGGCCCACACCCCCACGGCCGACCTCCCCGCCGCGGACCTCCAAGTCCGGGTCCGGGCCACCGCCGCCGGGGTGACCGGGGCGTGGTCCGCAATGCTCCCGTTCACCGTGGACCGGCCGCCCACGGTCACCGGGTGGACGGCTCCTACCGGAAACATCGGGAGTACGCGGCGGCCGGTCCACACGTTCACCGCCTCGGACCCCGACGCTACCGCCATCGACCAATGGGACCTTGAGGTGTACGCCACCACCGATGGGACCACCCCGGTGGGCTCCGCGGTCTATGTCAAAACCGGCCAAACCTC